ACGTTATGTTGCTCAATTCTTCTAGCGAACCTTTTCAGCTACGTGATGGAGATAGAGTCGCACAAGGAGAGATTGTGGCAAACAATAGAGTTTGGTTTGTAGAGGTAGATAAAGAGCCTACCGAAAAAACTGATCGGATTGGTGGTCTAGGTTCTACAGGAGTTCAGTAATGTATCAGACATCTTTTAAGTTTTATGATTTAGAGCCAGTACAGTTAGAGCTGGATTTTAAAATGCCCGAACATCTAGAACTCGATGTTAATATGGATACACACGTATGGAATGCATACTGGAACGACTTATCGTACAGTTTCAGTTATACTCTTCCTTCAGATGAGAACTGGAATCGACAACTAATATACTCATCCATCATGAACAACTATGACAAAACGTAATACGACATATTACTAAAAATCATAAGTTTTTTTAAGAACATTACCATAAATCATGTATAAATATATGTGTGTCGCCTTAGGGGACACATAACAATAACCCTTGCTTAACAGGAGGTCAATATGACTTATATGCAAACACAGTACGATCCATTTACAACCGTGGGATTCGATAGAATCTTTGAACGCATCCAAGCGATGCATCAACCAACTGATAGAGGTACGCAAAAGTATCCGCCATATAATATCACGAAAGAGAGTGATACAACGTACATCGTTGAAATGGCAGTCGCTGGATTTACCGATGACTCCCTTGACATTCAAGTCAAAGAAGGTGTCTTAACAGTTGAAGGAAAGGTTGAGGACTCTACCGATAAAGAGTACATTCACAGAGGTATTGCGTCTCGGGCATTTACGAGAACATTTACACTTGCTGAAACAGTAATTGTAAAAGACGCAGGACTTGAGAATGGTATGCTTCGTATCTTGTTAGAGAACGTCATTCCAGAAGAACAAAAGCCTAAGAAAATTAAGATTGGGCAGAAACTTTATTCTGGAGAAAAGGAACTACTTCAAGAGTAGTGTAATTGGGGTGAGGCTTAGGTCTCACCCTTTAATCTTAAATTTTGTACAGGAGCCAAAAGCTGATGAATAAGGCAATCTCTTTTCTAAAGAGTTGCGATGGCACATTCTGCGATGCAGTTGCCCAATTCGCATTAAGTGGATTATGTGTCTTTGTAATAGCTACTTGCCTAAGTAGCATATCCTAAGAACTATTAACGGTCTGTAATGCGGAAGTCCTTCGACCTCCGCATTTTTACATTTATAAAAGGAGTAAAGTATGAGTATTGTGTTTTGGGTAATAGTAGTAATAGGCACTATCAGCGCAGTTGAAGGCAATTCCAAATTGAATAAACTGTGTCAGAAAGAGATAGATGAGGGCGTTTCTGCCACCATTAAAGAGTGTAAACAATATCAGTTTGATACGAGGATCAAAACAGGCTGGTAATACTTAAAATAATGCTTGACAATTGGTCTATGCCGTGTTATACTACACGTTCTAATTGGAGATATAATATGAAAACTGTGATCGCACTACCTACGCTCTATAAGCGTGATACTAAAGGTAAAGTAAGAGTTCTGACCATTGAGTATGGTTATGATGATGAAACCACCGCTGGCACTAGATCAGTTGCAGGCATACAAGAGGGTCAGTTAGTGACCTCTGGATGGAAACTATCCACACCAAAAAATGTTGGAAAGGTTAATGCAACGACCAATATCACTCAAGCCTTAGCAGAAGCCCAAGCAAATTGGGATAAGAAGACTGAGAAAGAATACTTCTCTGATATCAAGCTAATTGACACTTACGAAAAGTTTAAGCCTATGCTTGCAGGTGACTACACTAAACGTCCTCAATCAGAGGGCTGGAGTCAACCTAAACTAGACGGCATCAGATGTATAGCAAATTCATCTGGATTGTGGACTAGAGCAGGCAAAGAAATTACGAGTTGTCCACATATCTGGGAATCAGTGAAGCCATTCATTGAAGCAAATCCTGGTATCGTCTTAGATGGCGAACTATACAACCACGAACTTAAAGAAGACTTTAACAAGATCACCAGTCTTGTGAGAAAGTTGAATGCGACTCCTGAAAGTATTGCCGAGTCTGCATCTCTTGTTCAATACCACGTGTACGATTGCTACGTAGAAGATATGTTGTTTATCAACAGAATTAAACTGGCTTACGGAGCAAAGAGTGATGTTGTAAAGATCGTTCAAACAGACTTTGCACAAACACAAGAACAACTTGATGAGTTCTACAGTTCTTACATGACAGATGGCTATGAAGGTCAGATGGTAAGAAACAACACTCCCTACGAGAACAAGAGAAGTAATAACCTCTTAAAGCGTAAAGAGTTTATCACTGAAGAATTTCAAGTGGTCTCTATGCTTGAGGGTCAAGGCAACTGGGCAGGTCACGTAAAGCATTTTGCTCTTACTCTGCCAAACGGTGCAACTTGTGGAGCTGGAGTTAGAGGCAAGCAAGAAGTCTTAAAAGAATTGTGGGAAGTTGGCGATACACCGTCATGGGCTACACTGAGATACTTTGGTCTTACACCTGATGGTGTGCCAAGATTTCCTGTTGTGATCGATTATGGTTTCGGTGAGCGAAGCGATTAAATACTTGACAAAATGTTTCATACGTGATACATTGTACATTATAAGAAACAGATTAGAGGCTATATGACTGTTTACACATGCGTAAATAGATACGGCAGTAACATTCTCTTTCGTGGTTACACGGATGATGGTGGTCGCATTCAGAAGAAGATACCATTCAAACCAACGATGTATCTTAAATCTTCAAAAAATGAGAGTGGTTGGAAATCTTTTGATGGCGTGCCTGTTGACCCTATTCAACTCGACTCTATGCAAGAAGCTACCGAATTCGTCAAGAAGTATGAGAACGTAGACAACTTTAAGATATATGGCAATAACAACTTTGTCGCTCAATTCATCCAAGATAAGTTTCCTGGTCAAATCAAATATGATCTAAAACGCATCGAGGTTGGTAATATCGATATTGAAGTTGCGTCTGATGATGGATTCCCAGAGCCAGATGAAGCCAAGCATCCTATCATCTCGATTGCATACAAAAGCAGTAAGTCTAAAGTGTATCACGTTTGGGGTCTTGGCGAATGGCGTCTAGAAGACTGTGAACTTGACATGGATGGCTGTATGATTCAGTACCGCCATTGTGAAAATGAAGAAGACTTGATGCTAAAGTTTCTAACGTTTTGGCATGCAAACTGTCCAGACATTCTAACTGGTTGGAACATTCGACTATTCGATGTTCCGTATATGATCAATCGTACTATTCGTATACTCGGTGACAAAGTAGCAAAGCAGTTCTCTCCTTTCGGTATCACAAAGTACAGAAAGATTGGCATCAAAGGCAAAGAGATGGATGCTTACGAGATATACGGTGTACAGCAAGTCGATTACTTTGACCTGTTTCAAAAGTTTGGTTTTACCTATGGTAATCAGGCATCATATGCATTAGATCACATAGCGTCTGTTGTTCTAGGTGAGAAGAAACTTTCTTACTCTGAATACGGTTCTCTACATGGACTCTATAAACAAAATCACCAGAAGTTTATTGACTATAATATTCGTGACGTTCAAGTCGTTGATAAGATAGACAAGCAAACTGGTTTGATGGATCTAGCATTGATCGTGGCATACAAAGGTGGCGTAAACTACAATGATGCGTTCGGTACAACTGGTATATGGGATTCAATCATATATCGATATCTGTACGATCTCAAAATTGCAGTGCCACCTGCCACCCGCAAGCATAAAGATCCATATCCTGGTGGTTATGTGAAAGAGCCTAAAGTTGGCATGACTGAATGGGTAACGTCATTTGACTTAAACTCACTTTATCCCAACCTCATCGTGCAGTACAATATGTCACCCGAGACACTAGTTAAAGGTGATGATTTCACTGCCAGTGGTGTAGAACACTATCTAAAGAATCCAGTGTCTGATGCACCTAGAGAACGTGACCTATCAGTTGCCGCTAATGGTTCGATGTATCGTAAAGATAAGCGTGGTGTTTTCCCAACTATCATTATTGGTCTTTATGATGAACGTGCTGTGATCAAAAAAGAAATGCTTAAACTTAAGCAAGAAAATGAAGGTAAAAACTCAGCAGACTTGAAGAGGCAGATAAATATACTAGAGAACACTCAGCAAGCTATTAAGATTTTGTTGAACTCTCTTTATGGTGCATTAGGTAATCAATACTTTAGATACTTTGAAATGGTTATCGCAGAAGGCATCACATTGTCTGGTCAGCTATCTATCAAATGGGCAGAGCAGGCTATGAACAGAGCCATGAATAACATATTGAAATCTGATGATGAAGATTATGTGATCGCTATGGACACTGACTCGTTATATGTTAACATGGGACCTCTTGTTGAGGCAGTGAAGCCTAATGATCCGGTGAAGTTTATCGATCAAGCGTGTGAGCAAAAACTGGTGCCTATCTTAGAGAAAGCGTACCAAAACATGTTTGAGAATATGAATGCATACGACAATCGTATGGTCATGGCACGTGAAGCTATAGCAGACAAGGGTATATGGATGGCAAAGAAACGCTATATACTTAACGTACACAACAACGAAGGGGTTCAATACGCAGAACCAAAACTCAAGATTATGGGCATTGAAGCCGTCAAGTCCTCAACGCCTCAAGTGGTGCGTGACAAATTTGTAAAAGCGTACCGCATTATGCTTAACTCTACAGAGAAAGAATTGCAAGAATTTGTGAAGAACTTCTACGAAGAGTTCAAGTCTTTACCACCTGAAGATGTATCATTTCCTCGTGGTGTGAGTGACATTGAAAAGTGGCGAGATAAGAATACCATCTATAAGAAAGGTACTCCTATCCACGTCAGAGGCGCCTTGCTATTCAATCAACAGATGAAGAAGCACGGACTATCAATGGAAGAAGTCAAGAATGGTAGTAAAGTCAAGTTTTGTTACATGAAGATGCCAAATCCTGTGATGGAGAATGTAATATCTTTCCCACAGTTTTTGCCTAAAGAGTTTGGTCTAGATCCTGATATTGATTATGAAACTCAATTTAACAAAACGTTCAAAGAACCGTTGAAGATGGTGTCCGATGCCATCAACTGGGAACTTGAACACATAAACTCATTGGAGGGTTTTTTCTCATGACAGACGATATATTTGATTTCGGCTTTACCGCAGTCGATGAAACAGAACTAGAAGCGGTACAAAAAGCAAACATTCAGATCACAGAGACAAGTGGCACTGCCGATCAGTTACAAACGAAGTTAGACAAGTTGTATAACTCTATTAGTCCACTACTTAATAGCCTTAAGGCAAACCCAGAGAAAGAGTATATTCTTTGGCCTAATCGTACAGGAAAGATTGAACAATTTGAAAAGAAACTGTTTGACATATACACGGGTTGATGCTATAATAGGCGCAATGAAACAAAATCTAAACAATGGAGAATTATAAATGTCATCCTTAATGGAAAAACTCGCAAAGAACTCGACTATCAAGTCGACCGCCCCTATCATGGACTCAAAAGTCTTTGGTAAGAAAGATATGGCACCAACGTCTGTACCTATGGTAAACGTTGCACTGTCAGGTAAACTAGATGGTGGACTAAGTCCAGGCTTGCTAATGTTAGCTGGTCCATCTAAGCACTTCAAATCAGCATTCGCATTGCTGATGGCTGCCGCTCATCAAAAGAAATATAAAGACAGTGTTATACTGTTTTATGATTCAGAGTTTGGTACACCACCAGAATACTTCAAGTCTTTTGGTATTGATATGGATCGTGTTATTCACACACCGATTACAGATGTCGAGCAGTTAAAGTTTGATATCACTAATCAGTTGAATGACTTAGATAAGAAAGATAACGTGTGTATCGTAATCGATTCTATTGGTAACTTAGCATCTAAGAAAGAAGTTGATGATGCACTAGACGGTAAGTCTGTGGCAGATATGTCACGTGCAAAGCAGATGAAATCTCTGTTTCGTATTGTAACACCTCATCTCAATCTAAAAGATATTCCTTTGATCTGTGTGAATCACACTTACAAAGAAATTGGTTTGTTCCCTAAAGACATCGTGTCTGGCGGTACTGGTGCTTACTATTCTGCTGATGCTATTTGGATCATCGGACGTAGACAAGAGAAAGAAGGTACTGAGATCAAGGGCTACCACTTTGTAGTCAATATCGAAAAGTCTCGACACGTGCGTGAGAAGTCTCAGATCCCTATTACTGTTACTTTTGATGGTGGTATCATGAAGTGGTCTGGACTACTAGAAGTTGCAGAGAAAGCTGGCTATGTACATAAGCCAAAAGTTGGTTGGTATG